ATTAGACGATAAACAAATCAAGGACATTACAGGCAAATTCCTTGATGAAAGTTATATTACGCATTTATGTGATGAAGATACCATTGTAAGAAAAGAAGATGGTCAACCTTTGGCGGTATTTATAAAAAACTGCATACCAGGAAAATTATGTGAGGACGCATATTATTCTTTAAGGAAAGCGGTGGCATTATCAAACAATAGAGGACAGGCCGCAGGTCCAATACCACCGGATGTGAAAGTAGGCGATAAGATTGATGGCCTTACTGTAGGCAAAATTGATGGCAATAGATTTTGGCCATTAAAAAAAGATGGTACTCTTTCTAGGTCACCAAAAGCAAAAGCGGTTTATTCTTCAATTATTGGTTATGCTGATAGATATGCAAGAATACCTTATTGCAGAACAACAGAATTTACATACAAACATTTTGAAAAATATAAAAAAGCTTTACCATACATTCAATTTATATCTGACAAGTTTAAAGAATACTTACCTGAAAGATGGGCTAATCAAAAAAAACAATGGGACGAAACACATTCAGATTTTAAAATACACAACTCAGTTTTTACTACAGTCACAGTTAATAAAAATTTTAGAACAGCCGCTCACTACGATAATGGTGATTTAGAAGAAGGTTTTGGAAATTTAACAGTTTTAAAAACAGGAAATTATAAAGGCGGATATACTGTTATACCTAAATATGGAGTAGCAGTAGATGTTGGAAACTGTGATTTAGCTTTATTTGATGTTCACGAGTTGCATGGCAATACGAAAATAGAAAGTAATGAAAGCTATGAAAGAATATCCGTAGTAAGTTATTTTAGAAAAAAAATGATACAATGTGGTTCACATGAACAGGAGTTAGAAAGATTAAAAAATAAACAAATATTTACGGAAGGAACAAATCATGAACTTCAGGATAGCAATACCAACAATAGCTAGAGCCAAAACTATTAAAGAAAAAACAATTAATTATCTGCAACAAACAGATATAGATTTTAAAAAGGTTGATTTATTTCTTTCTGACGGAAACGAATTATCAGCTTATAAAGATTCACTTAAAGATTATCCTATAAATTACATTGTTACAGAACAAAAGCACGTTAATACGCAAAGAAATTTTATTATTAATTATTACAAAGAGGGTGATTTAATATTAGGCATTGATGACGACATACAAACCATACAAACTAAAGTTAACAATAAAAAAACAACCATGTTAACAGGCCTTGTAGATTTTGTTGATAATGCTTTTAGCTTATCTTTAAAACATGGTTATGATATGTGGGGAGTTAATGCAGTACTTAATCCGTTTTTTATGACGGAAAACGTAACATTTAATTTAAAATATATAGTCGCTTGTTTTTATGGGTGGAAAAACACTTATCAAGAAAAAGCTTATGTATCTACAAATCCTGAATACGGAAAAGAAGATTATGAACGTAGCATTAAATATTATATTGCTGATGGTGGGGTTACTAGATTTAACTATGTAGCGCCAAAAACTAAATATTATTCAGAAGATGGTGGTATTCAAACCTACAGAACAGTAGCTTATGAGGAAAAGGCAGTAGAATATATGCTTAAAACTTATCCTTTATTTTGTAAGCGAAATATGTCAAAGAAAGGTAAATGGCCTGAAATAAGGTTAATTGATCAAAGAAAAAAAAAATAACCTGAACTCTAGGGAAAAAGAGGTATGAAAAAAGTAGGACGACCAAAAATAGAACTTGATAGAGATCAAATATTCAAATTAGCTAGATTACACTGCACAATTAAAGAAATAGCAGACTTTTTCGGTGTAGATAGGGACACCATATCAGATAATTATTCCGCAGAAATAAGCAAAGGGAAAGCAGACGGAAGAATAAGGTTGCGAAAAAAACAGTTTGATTTAGCTATGTCTGGTAATGTTTCTATGTGTATATGGTTAGGAAAACAGGTGTTAGATCAAAATGATAAGCACATTGATGATGATGATTTACCTAAAACTTTAATAATTGAGGAAAATGCACAAGTGTTGGAAGTGTCACCAAAAAGCACATATAATAGAAAATAAAAAATATTGGTGCGCTGATTGTAAATTGGCACACTTACAAATAGAAAGAAATAAAGATGGCAGAATACAGAGGAAGAAAAGTAAAATTAAATACCCCAATGAGAGGGGATGTTAAAAAGTTTAAAGTTTTTGTTAAAAACAAATCAACAGGCAGAGTTCAAAAGGTAAATTTTGGCGATAAAAATATGCGTATTAAAAAAAATATACCAGCTAGAAAACGTAGCTTTATGGCTCGTATGGGCGGAGTGTTGAAAAAAGTTAAAGGTCAAAAAACATTGTCGGCCGCTTATTGGTCTATTAGAGCATGGAGAAAAGGTTTTAAGGTATGAAATCATTCATACTTATTATGCATTTAATGATTTGGGACAAAGAGCTTGAAATGTGGCGAGGAGTAACTTTTTTTGAACCTGAAATACCTAAATATCAATCAGCAAGAGATTGCAATCAAGCTGGCTATAGAACTATAAGCAAAGTGATAAGACAATTACAACAAAACAAAATTAAAACAGGTAAATGGGAATTTGATTGCTTAGAAGTTGAAAAATCTATTTAATGAAATTATCATCACCGCAAAAACAAGTATTTGATAGTAAAAAGCGTTTTAGAGTTTTAATAACAGGGAGAAGGTTTGGTAAAACTTATTTATGCATGCTTGAACTTTTAAAGTTTGCTACAAAAAATCCTAATGGCAAAATATTTTATGTTTCTCCTACTTATAGAATGAGTAAGGAAATAATGTGGAAAGCATTAAAGAAAAAAATAAAAGAATTAAGTTGGGGCAAATATACAAACGAAAGTGAATTAACAGTTATTCTTAAAAATAATTGTCAAATAAGTTTAAAAGGTGCAGATAAATCAGCGGATAATTTGAGAGGAGTAGGTTTAAATTTTTTATGCCTTGATGAGTTTGCTGACATACCTGAAGAAGCTTGGACAGAAGTATTAAGGCCAACAGTATCAGACAAATATGCTAATGGTCATGTGTTATTTACAGGAACACCAAGAGGATTTGGTAATTGGTCGTTTGATATGTTTCAAAGAGGTCAAGCTAATGATCCTGAATGGCAATCTTGGAAATATACAACCATTGAAGGTGGTCAAGTAGAAGCATTTGAAATAGAACAGGCCAGAAAAGATTTAGATGCTAGATCATTTAGACAAGAATATGAAGCTAGTTTTGAAACGTACTCCGGTGTGGTCTATTTTAATTTTGATAGAAATAAATCAGTAAGTCCACAAGCTTATGATCCTAATCAAATTATTCATGTTGGATTAGACTTTAATATAGATCCTATGAGCGCCTGTTTATGCCATATAGAAAACGGAGTAGCTAAATTTTTTGATGAAATAGTTATTTATTCAAGCAATACAGAAGAACTTATCAAAGAGTTGCTACACAGATACCCAAAAAATAGAATAATAATTTACCCTGATCCAGCTTGTAGGCAAAGAAAAACAAGCGCTGGGGGTAGAACTGATTTAACACTCTTGCAAAACGCAGGACTTGCTGTTAAATGTAGAGCAACTCATGCTCTTGTAAGAGATAGGATTAATTCTGTAAATGCTAGATTGTCAGATACAAATGGCAAACGATACATATCTATTGATCCTTCTTGTAAAAACCTTATTAATAGTCTAATGAAACAAACATACAAAGAAGGTACAACGCAACCAGAAAAAAGTGGGTACGATCACATGACAGACGCTATGGGTTATTTAATTGAATATCTATATCCTATCACAAACAATCTACCACCTAAACAACCAATGAGGTTCAGTTAATGGCATATTCAAGAGATTTTATAGAAAGACAACACGAACACTACACAGCACACGCTGGCAGATGGCAATATTTTATTAGATCATATTTAGGCGGAGAAGAATTTAGGGAAGGAAGATACCTACAAGAATATAATTTAGAATTAGAAAATGAGTTTGAGAAAAGATTACAATTTACACCATTAGATAATCATTGCAGAAATATTGTACATATTTATTCATCTTTTTTATTTAGAGTTCTGCCTACTAGAGAATTAGGCCAACTTGAAAATGATCCAACAGTTGAAATGTTTTTAGATGATGCTGATTTAGAAGGCCGTAGTTATAATTCCTTACTTAGAGAGGTACAAAGTTATGCTTCAGTATATGGTCATTGTTGGGTTTTAGTTGATAAACCGAATTCAAACGCAAGAACAAGAGCAGAAGAATTACAACAAGAAATTAGACCATACATAAATATTTATACACCAGAAAATATTATTGATTGGAATTATGAAAGAGCGCCTTCAGGAAAATATTATTTAAACTTTTTAAAAATAAGAGAGCATGTTGATGGTGAAAAGGAAATTTACAGAATATGGTATTTAGACAAGATTGATACAGTTGAAATGAAAAGGCAAGGTGGTAGTGATCCAAGAATAATAGATTCAGTGCCAAACCCTATCAACACAATACCAGCAGTTATTTTATACAATCAAAGATCACACATGAGAGCAGTAGGTATTTCTGATCTTACTGATATAGCTGATTTACAAAGAGCAATTTATAATGAATTATCTGAAATAGAACAGTTAATAAGATTATCAAACCACCCTTCACTTGTAAAAACTAGAGATGTTGATGCAAGCGCTGGTGCTGGTGCGATTATAGAAATGCCTGATAATGTTGACCCAGCGTTAAAACCATACATCTTACAACCTTCAGGACAAAATTTGGACAGTGTATTAAAAACTATTCAAACAAAGATTGACGCTATCAACAGACTATCTCATGTAGGTGCTGTACGTTCCACAAGTGAGCGGGTTGTAAGTGGTGTAGCGTTAAGAACTGAGTTTCAGTTATTAAATGCGAGATTGGCAGAAAAGTCAAATTTAATGCAATTAGCTGAAGAACAAATTTGGAGACTTTATGCTTTATGGCAAAACAAAGTTTTTGATGGCAAAGTAACTTATCCTGATAGCTTTGATTTAAGAGATTGGGCTAGTGATTTAGAACTATTACAACAAGCAAAAGCAAGTAACATCAAATCAGACAAGTTTGTAAAAGAATTAGATAAACAAATAGCAAGAACAGTCATAGAAGATGATGAAGTTTTAAGTGAAATAGATGAACAAATAGATCAACAAACAACCAGATTAGGAGAGTTCCCTCAAAGACCAATAGAAACTCCAGAGGAGTAGTATGGCTAGAGATAAACAATTAACTGAGTTATCTGATACTCACGTTGCAAGATTACAAGGTTCATTACAAGAACTAGAAAATAAAGTTGTCGCTGAAGCTACAAAAATAAATCCAAAACGTGGTTCATTAACATTAAGAACTACTGCCGCTTTAGAACTTAGACCAAAATTAAAACAACTTATTGAGGAAACTTATTTAACAGCAGTACAAACTAATATTGAAGAATATGATCAGGCCGCTAGTTTTTTAGTTACTGAATTTAAAAAATATCCTATACCTAAAGAGTTTAAAGAAATAACTGAGCTTGATTTGAAAGTTATACAACAATTAAAAAGGGCATCTTTTTTACCCTTTGAAGATTTAGGTACAGAGTTTACAAACGAATTAGTTCAAACAGTTTATAACTCAACCATTACAGGCACTAGCACTGATGAAATGATTGCACAGTTAAGAGGCAAAATAAATGGTATATATCAATCAACGGACAATCAAGAAGCACAAGAGTTGGTTAATTTTATTGCTGAAAACCCTGACAGAACAAAAGAAGTACAAGAAGCAGTAACAAGATTGCAAACTGTTTATGGTAGAGATAGACTAGGAAATAATTTAAGAAGATATGCAACGCAAATGGTACAAGATTCATTAATGGGTTTTGATGGTCAGTTTGCTAAATTTAGAGCAGAAGAATTAGGTTTAAAACATTATAAATATTCTGGTTCATTGGTTAGAGATAGTAGGGATTTTTGCAAGAAAAACCTAAACAAGATATATACTGATGAACAAATTAGAAAAATTTGGAGTAGCCAAACGTGGTCAGGTAAAGCGCAAGGCGATCCATTTGTTGTAAGAGGTGGTTATAATTGCCGACACTTCTGGCAACCAATCAATCCTGAATGGGATTTAGATTGACATAAAAGGCAATAAAAACTAGGAGTAAATATGGACGAGAAAAATAACTCGGTAGAGCAAACACAGGCTCAAGAAAATAATGTGGAACAACCAACTGTTGAAACAAAGGTTGATTCAAAATCTTTTACTGAAGATCAAGTAGAGGAAATTGTTAAAAGACGTTTAGAAAGAGAAAGAAAAACTATTTCAAAAAAACTAGACGGAATTGACATTGAAGAAGCCAAGCAATTACTTGCTGAAAAAAAACAGAAGGAACAAGAACTTGCCTTACAGCGAGGCGAGTTTGAAAAGGTTATGAAAGAAACTGTCTCTAAAAAAGACGAAGAAATAACCAAGCTGGTATCAGAGTTACAGAAGATTAGAATTGACGAGCAATTAGTTAATACTGCTTCTAACTTAAAAGCTATTAATCCTAATGAAGTGAAAGCTTTGTTAAGAGATAAATTAAAGCTAAATGATTCTGGTAGCGTTGAGGTCGTATCAGACAATGGTACACCAAGATACAACGACAAAGGTGAACCTATGAGTGTTCAAGATTTTGTTTCAGAGTATCTAAATAACAATCCTCACCATTTGGCGGCAACACCTTCGGGTACTGGTAGTCAAAGTGGGATTGGTGGCCAAACACCACAGGCCTTAAAGTTAAGTGATTTGGATATGAATAATCCAGAACACAGAAAGATTTACAAAGAGATGCGTAAAGAAAGACAAACAGGTGGTGGAATGAAGGCAAACTTAGTAATAGGCTAACATTTAACCAAGGAGAATAAAAATGGCCAACGAAGCAACAAGTTCCACTTTATCGGAACTATATACTGAGATTATCCAAGAAGCGATCTTTACGTTTCAGGAAACATCAGTAATGAGACCGCTTGTAACTACTTACAACATTAGTGGTTCAGGCAAACAAATAGCTGTTCCTGTCTACCCTGCAATTTCAGCGGCGGCAGTTGCAGAAGCAGCAGACTTAGACAACACAGCAGTAAACCCAACAGAAGCAACGATCACAGCTAGTGAAGTTGGCGTAATGACGACGTTAACGGATTTAGGACGTGACTCAGCTTCAAGAAACGTAGCGGCAGACATCGGAAGAACTTTCGGTGATGCTATTGCTAAAAAAGTTGACACTGACTTAGGTGCATTATTCGGATCATTTGCATCTGGTAATGATTTAGGTGCGGCGGCAACTGAGTTGACTCCAGACTTACTTTTAAAAGCTGAAGCAACTTTAAGAGCATTAAACGTGCCAAGACCATACTATGGTGTGTTTAATCCAAAAGCTATGTTCAACTTAAAGAAAGCTTTAACACAAGCTGGTTACACAACATCATCAAACGCTATGAGCGATGCTGGTAACGAAACTTTAAGAAACGGATATGCTGGTACAGTTTTCGGTATTGATTTATTTGAAAACGCTAACTTAGCAATTGATGCTAATGATGATTCAGTAGGCGGAGTATTCCACCCACAATCATTAGGACTAGCAATGAAAACTGATTTCAAAATTGAAACTCAAAGAGATGCTTCTCTAAGAGCAACTGAAATCGTAGCAACAATTACATACGGCTCAGGTGTAGTCAAAGATGACTATGGTTGCGCAGTAACAACGGACTCAGCTCTGTAATTAATGTAATAATGGTGGGGGTTGCAAAACCCCCATCACTCATTTAAAAGGATTATATGGCAAACTTTTCTACAGACGCAGATTTACAAATATATCAACCAGATATTTTAGATTTTGGAGTTACAAGTTTCACGACTCCTACTGATTATCATGCGTTGGCTAGAGAAGATATTGAAAGACAATTAAGAATAGAATGGTTCCCTGTTTACCAAAGAAACATTCAAGAAGATATTTCAGTTTTAGAAACAATAGAAATGGACGGAACAAAATTAACAGATACACAATGGAACAGATGTTCAGTATTTAAAATGTTAGCAGATTATGTATGCCCACTATTAACTAAATTTAATTCTCAAGATAATTTAGATAGATTTCAAATGATGCAAAAATATTATCAAACAGAGTATGCTAAAGAATTTCAAAATGTTTTGCGTGACGGCGTTGAATATGATGATGATAATTCAGGAACTATAACAGCTTCAGAGAAAGAGCCATACCATAGACTAAGAATGGTCAGATGATTTTTTTTGCCAGACTTCTTATTCCTAATCTTGGAAAAAGCGTACAAAAAAAAATAGAAAAGTTTGAAAGAACAAATCCAAGAGCAGTCAATATAGCTTTAGGCAGAACTGCTGAATTTTTATTAGCAAGAATTAGAAAAAGAACAGAAAAAGGTAAAGATGCTGATGGTAAAGCTTTTAAACCTTATAAACCTGAATACAAATTATTCAGAAAAAATGCTGGTAGAAAAACTGCATTTCCTGACTTAAATTTTAGTGGTCAAATGTTATCTAATATGACACAAAAATCTGACTCTAAAAAAGCAATTTTATTTTTTGCTAATAAATTTCAAAATGCTAAAGCAGTAGGAAACCAGAAAAAAAGACCATTTTTCTTAATAGGTGATAAAGAACAAAAGAAATTAATTGATTTTTTTGCTAAAGAACTATTTAAGGTAAACAAAATATGAGTACTAGAGAAAACATAGCTTCAAATATTATATCAGTTTTAGATGCTGTAACATCACCTATAACATTAAAAAAAATTACTAGAGAACCATTTGATGTTGATGAACTTACGCAACAACAATATCCAGCAGTTTTTATTCAATCAGGTAATGAAATAAGATCAGATCAAACCATGACATCAAGCACAGTAACTAGAGAAGCACAAGCAGATTTTATTCTAATTGGTTTTGTCAAAGGAACAGATACTAACATTGACACAAAAAGAAACCAACTTATAGAAACAATAGAATCTACCCTAGAATCCGACAGGACAAGGGGCGGATATGCAAAGAGAACTGAAATCGTAGATGTATCTACTGACGAAGGAACTCTTTACCCAATAGGTGGCATCCGAGTAGTTGTAAGAGTAACTTATCAATATACTGCTGGAACACCATAACAATAAACAAGGAGAAAACGTATGGCAACACATACAGGATCAGAAGGTACAATCAAGATTGGATCTGACACTCTTGGAGAGTTAAGATCATATTCACTTGAAAGTACTGCAGAAACTATTGAAGATACTTCAATGGGTGATTCATCAAGATCATACAAAGTAGGCCTAACAGCATTTACTGGTACTGCTTCTGTATTCTTTGATGAAACTGACACAGCACAAGGCAATTTAGATGCAGGTGCTTCTATCACTTTAGAAATCTACCCAGAAGGGGCAGAGGCTGGTGATACATATTACAATGGAACAGCTATTGTTACTGGCAGAACTATTAATGCTTCATTTGACGGAATGGTTGAAATGGAAATTTCATTTACTGGTTCAGGTGGATTAACAGAAAGCACAGTATAGTAAGGAATATAAAGCATGAGTGTTATAGATAGAGTAAAAGATCATTTTGAAAATCAGGGTATCAAGAAAATTGAAGTCGCTGAGTGGGGCGAGGAAGGCAAACCCCTGATTATATATTGCAAACCATTTACATTAGCAGAAAAAAGAAACCTTTTTAAAAATGCTAAAAATGATGATTTAGCAGTTTTAGTTGACGCTATAGTTTTAAAATCATTAGACGCTGATGGTAATAAATTATTTAAGCTTGATGATAAAAAAACATTATTAAACAGCGCTGACCCTGACATTATTGGTAGAGTAGCAACCATGATGTTAAACAGTATATCTAGCGAGGAAGCTGAAAAAAAGTAAGATACGACCCAGAGTTATATTCCGTACTTGCTTTGGGAGAAAAATTGCATAAAAGTATGGAAGAAGTGTTAGCTATGACGGAAGAAGAATTTTTATGTTGGCTGGCATACTTTAAGGTGAAGGCAGATAAGGAGAAATTAAGTAGTGGCAACGTCCAATTTAAAAATACGCCTAGACGCCGTTGATAATACAAAAAAAGCTTTCAGTAGTGTAAAATCAAGTTTATTTTCATTCAAAGGTTTAATCGCTTCTTTAGGTGTAGGGATAGCTGTCAAAGAATTTATTTCAGTTGGTAGATCAGTAGAAGATTTACAAGTTAGATTAAAAGGTTTATTTGGTTCAGCACAAGAAGGTGCCAAGGCATTTGACGTTATGGCAAAATTTGCTGGTCGTGTGCCTTTTTCTTTAGAAGAAATTCAAGCGGCATCAGGTAATTTAGCAGTTGTGGCAGGCAACGCAGATAATCTAGCAGAAATTTTAGACATCACTGGTAACGTAGCGGCTTTAACAGGAATTGATTTTAAAACTGCTGGTGAACAAATACAAAGAGCATTTTCAGGTGGTATTGCGGCGGCTGATATTTTTAGAGAAAAAGGCGTTAGAGATATGCTTGGATTTAAGCAAGGCGCAACTGTTACAGCAGAAGAAACTATAAAAGCATTTCAAAGAGTTTTTGGTAAAGGTGGTCAGTTTGGTAATCAAACAGATGAACTAGCAAACACATTTACAGGAACACTTTCAATGCTTGGCGACAAGCTATTTAATTTTAAACGTACTGTTGCTGGTGCACAGTTTTTTGATGCTTTAAAAGATGAAACTAAAGCGCTTGATGGTTTTTTAAAAGAAAATGAATTAGCCCTTGAACGTATAGCAAATACCATAGGTACAGTTTTAACTGGCGCTGTAAAAATAATTGCTAGCGCTATAAGAGGCGTGGGTGATGCAGTCAATTTTGTTGAAGATCAAATTGATAAATTATTAAGAATAATAAATCAAATCCCTGGAGTTAATATAGAATTTATAGATCGTCTTGAACAAGAGTTTATGGATTTCTTTACAATGTACGACAGGGAAATTGAAAAAGCTAAAAACAAAACAGGTGAACTTGGTTCAGGACTGATTCAAAATAAATCAATTTTACAAAGAACAGTTGAAGAATTAAAAAAAGTTAATGACAAATTTAGCATTGAAAAAGAATTAGTTGGCGTCATTCAAATGGGTGTTAAAGGCGTTTCAAGAGGTATCGCTGAATCAATAGTATTAGGTAAAAATTTAAACAATGTATTTAAGAAATTAGCGCAACAATTATTAATTACTATTATTCAAAAAACATTAGAACGTATTGCTTTATTATTTATTGAAAAGGCATTAGCTAAATTCTTTAGTGATAAAGATGATAAAAAAATTAAAGACGCAAAAAAACTTAACAGAGAAAAACAAAAAGAATTAGGATTAGAAACTGCGATAGCGGCAGTC